ATGGATGTTCTTCGGGATACTTACCTTCCGAAGGTAAGGCAACAAACTCCGTTGGCATTACAAAATCCATTGGGTTTGCCATTTTTGGCACGTCTTCTGAAGGAGTAGGTTTTGAAACTCCCATTAAACGCTCTTCATTATTTCTTCTCATTTGTGCTCCGAGTTTTAAATTGTAGCCCTATTATTTTTCGCCTATTTGTTTATCACCTTCTGTCAATTCAGCCCAGTCATAGGCTACATCTAAGGTAAATTCCACTGCGTCATCTGAGGCATAGTCTAAATCTCCCCAAGATATTTTTGTGATGATTGGGTTATATAAAGACCATGTTTCTGTCGTTTTCCCAGCGGCATTGACTTGGTATATTTTTAGTTGGTCTCCGCTTGTTGCGTTGAATGAAGATCCAAACGATCTATCAATCATAGCAGCTTTCTCCGGAGAGACAACTGGCATTAGTCTGTTTTTGCCTTTGTTTGGAAGTGCTGATTCCAATCCACTTGGAGTGACGTATCCTGATGCTAAGAGCATCTCCCACAATGTTTGACTGGTGTTCTTTGTATTTGCTTGTACAGCATCTCTGCCACCTATTGTCATTTTGGCACTACCCCATATTCCAGCATCAACAAATTTTATTGTTATTGGATCCCACTTGGGCACTCCGGGATATTTATAAAAATGGTTGATTAATTGATATTCCTTTGCTTCTATATTTACCGTAGGTTTAGAAACGGATGTGACGGAAAACAATTTTCCGCCAGTACCAAAGTCGACATAAAATCTATTTTTTCTTTTTAGTTCTGGAGCTGTGGACCACCAAGCCATTCAAAACCTCGCTACTAACTTTCAAATTTGAATTTATATTCGTCTGAAGATCCTTCTACAAATTTAGCCCAATCAAACATGATAGTTAAATCAATTTCAGACAATTCTTCACTATCATATGACAAGTCACTAAACTGGATTGATGTTATGAAAGCGTTATGTAGCTCCCATGTCTCTACCGCATTACCTTCAGCGTCAAGTTGGACTATTTGAAATATTCCAAGAGCATTGGTTGCTTTTGCTTTTGACATTGTTTTAAAACCACCAGGACCAGTATATCCCTCTTCTGGAAAGATATATCCAGCTTGAGATAAGATGTCTAAAGTCTGACTAGCAGTGTCGGGCTCGATTGGATCAACTAGTTTCAAGTTAATATCTTCCCACTTAACACTACCAGGATATTTAAATGTGTGACCCATGAACTTATGCTCTTGGGACTCAACTGTCATTTTTGGTTTATCTACAGATTTTGCCCACCACACGACTGTGTTAGCAGACTCTCCTTCGCCACCGCCAAAGAGTACTTTAAACCTAAACTTTCTTTTTGGGTCTCTTGAACCACTAGATAAGTTTTCTCCCCAAAACGCCATAATATTAATCTCCTATTTTAATTAATTAGTTTGTTATACGAAATCCGCACCAGTTCTTGTAATTACAAAGTCAACGACAATGTATTCAATGGCACGGGCAGGCTTAATGAAGATCTTAGCATACATAATGTTGCGATCAATCAGGTCAGCAGTTGTTGTAGTACTATCAAGTATAACCTTGTAGTCGCTCAGGCCATATCTAGACTTCACAGAAGACATGATAGGCTCAACTTGACCTCTGAATCTATTCCATGTGGATTCCAGATTCTGGTCGAATAATAGATTTCTAGAAATTCTAGAAACTTCTGCTTTCAAAAAGAGAACTAAGCGACGAACGTTAATTCTGTCTAGAGCAGAGGCATCAGCTTGAAGAGTCTTTTGACCAAAGATTACCACACCTTCAGCAGGGAAGGTAGCGATTGGATTAATGTTTCTTTCATACAACAAATCTCTTTCTTTTGAATCCAGACGTTGTCTTGCTTGAATGACGCTTGGACCTCTAGGGCCTCCTAGAGAGCCTAGACCGCCTCTATTGAACCCAGCAGGTGCGAACCAGAGTTCGGACTGAGCTTGAGACTTCCCTAATGCTCCTAGAGCAGCAATCGATGCTGGGATCCAAACTAGTTGTCCACCATTCAGATTGTCAGACACTTGAACTGCTGGATAAAAAGCGCAAGCATAAGAAGAGTTTAGGTTTCTCGCTTTAATATTGGAAAGTACATTCGTCACAGATCCAAGTCTATTGATAGCAGTGTCGTTGATTTCTGCTCTGGGTCTGTAGTCTCCCTCAAGATCAATAATAGCAAGAACATCTTTTCTACTCTCAGCTACATTAATCATTTTATTTGTAGCCGCAGCCTTAAAGATACCTGGCATAACCAAAAGATT